CTCTGCAAGGGCATTTGCAATGTCTTTTATTTCTTTTTTCAGCGCTAAACGAGCCAACTTAAAAGTCTCAGGCAGCTCCTCCAACAGAGGGTTAGGGCCAGCGGTCCTTCCCCAGACAGCCGACTCCCCCTTCAACCCCTCTTCTATTGCATTAGTCCTCTCTTCATTAAGCTTGGCGTCTAATGCTTTCGATCTCTTCGCCGTATCCAGCGCTCGCTGTCTTTCCGTCGCCTCCCATTTGATGCCTCGCGCTATACGCTTGGCCTTTATTTCTTGAAATCCCTTCATCCTCTCTTCCTGCCAAGGCGTTGCAACTCCTCCTTGGCCCTCTATCTCTTTCCTGAGAGCCATGATGTTCCTTTGGTTTTGAGTCGCCATAACCCCATCTACAATGGAAAAAGCGTTGTATATTGCATCTCCTCCCGCTTTGAGTGCTTCATAAACGTAATCTGCCCCCAGCTTTTCCTGTTGTATTTTATCAATAATAGCAAGTTTTTCAGCTGTCGCCTTTTTGATCGCACCCACTTCTTGCTTCTTAGACATCTCTTCTATACCACGCGCAATCTCTTGAAATTGCTCCACGTTCATGGCTTCTTTTAATGCACCTTGAATAGTGCCCAACTGATCAAGGGTAAGACCCCCTTTCTCGGCTCGCCCAAAAAGTTCCTGCCTTACTCCTTCTCGGGCGCTCATCATAGAAGCCCTCTTTGTTAGCCTTGCTTGTCTGGTTCTTTGTTCGGCAATTTCTTTATCTATTTCCTTGATAAAAGCTGGGGATTGTACTCCACTATTCTTCGCTTGTAAATAATATTGCAAATCAGTCGCATAATCTCTTAAATTAAAAGTATCAGGATAAGTAATTTCTCCATCAAATGCTTTGTTTTGAAATAAAGCATATATTCTAAATAAATTTTCTTCCGCAATTTGTAGGTTATCTGCTTTTTCAGATAATTTAGCATTAAGTAATTGAAATTCAGTTTGTAAAGCTATACCTGATTGTGTTCCTTGTGCTGTTGCTCTTACAGAACCTATGTGAGAAATTCTATCAATGGCTTCAACTTTTTTGTTAATACACTCCATAATAGAAGTTAAATTTTGACCGCTTGGTTGTAATAAGTAAGGTTTAAGATTAGGGTCAAGTCCGTCAGGCATATTAATAATAGCCCCAGCACCAGCAGAGGCATTAACATCAGGAGTTTTGACTAAACTAGGATTGTTAGATAATCTTATTAACTGTTCTATTTCTGAATATTCATTATAAATTCCTTTTTGTAAATCGGCAATATCTGTAAGATCACTTAATCCTATTCCACGTTTATGAGATTTTTGATTATATAAAATAATGGCTGGTATTCTCCCTATTTGATTTGGAAAACTTTCTTTTAAGATAGGGTCGGTTCTATTATTACGTTGATAATAACATTCAATAGTTTCAGGAGTCCATATCCTATAATAAACACCTCCTCTTTTATCTACCTCCTCACGAACCTTTAAAAAATCTAAAGAATATTTACCATTTAATTCTCTTTTAAAATTCCAATCCAAAACATTTTCAGGAGTGACGAGTGTTAAATAAGGGCGTATATCTTGTTGAAGCTCATCTGCTCTAGTATTAAGGTTAGTAGAGGGTTTATCTAGGATTAACCAACAACTTCCATATATTGAAGCATAAATTTGTGCTTGTTTAATTTGAGATTCAAATGAGTTTCCCTCTAAATCACAATCTTTTATAAAATTATCAATTGATGGTTCTTCCTTTAAGCTACCTAATTCTCTTGTTGCTGGAACTCTAAATAAGAATGAAGAATAAATCTGAACTACATTACGGCAATGATTATCTAACGCAGTATTATTAACTCGTTTAGCATATTCTAAATCTAATTCTAATGCGTATCTATGTAAATAACTTCCGTTTTTATATTCTATACCCCCTAAATAACTTCTGATAAAATAAGACCATTGATTGTGGTGGTCGTCATAATCTTGGTGGGTTCTAATTATTTCTTGGAAACTATATGCCATGTTCTAAAATTCTCCATCTACCTATATCTTCTATTTTTACTTCTGATCTTATAGGATATAAAAAGTCAACCAAATATCCTAATGCGTCATTCATGTGATCCAGTCCATTTGCTTTATCAGGTATATTTGTTCCTTCTTTGTATAATTGTCTTTGTAATCCTTTTATCATTATTTTACAAGTAGGATCAATGAAAATGTGCCGAATACCTTTGGCATTTTTTAATTTTGAATTAACTGCATTGATTCTATCTCTAACTTGCGTATGCCTTCCTCTCAATTTACATATAAAACCATAATTTTGTAATATACTTAAATCTGTTTTTCCGCCAGCACTTGTTTTTCTTTGCCTACAAGCTGGATCAGGATAAACAAATATCTTCCAACCTCTGTATTTTTCACTAATCTCTTTTGCTATTTCATCTGTATTAGATGAGTAAATAATAATCTCCTCAAAAAAATGAAGTTTATTATCAATAAGCTGACAAACACAAGCACTCATAGGATCAATATTAAAATCCAAACCTATATGAATAGGATATTTTTTACTTATTTTAGTTTTAACTTGAATATTCTCAATAGGATCAAAGTTATAATAAATAACACCAGCATATTGTTCGAAACTAGCTTGGTATTCTTGCCTAAAAGTTCTTATATCTAAATCTTTTTTAGCCTGTTCTATTTCGTCTTTAGTAACTATACCTCCCTCTAATGTAGTGTATTTAAAAGATTTCCATTTTTTATCTGTTTGATCTTTTAAAAAGAGTTCGTAAGCCCAATTACCGAAACCCCTGGGAGTTCCTAAAAATAAAACGTTGCCTAATCTATCTGCTATACTTGCTCTTAATACTTCGTACCATGCTTTAGGAGGTATATCAGCAAACTCATCAAGGCATAAAAAATCTACACCAACACCTCTTAAATTATCATAGTTATCAGCACCCTTTAGCCATATTTGAGATCCTGTTTGTTTGATTGTAATATGTAAATCACTTTCGTTAATATCATCAATCCAATTAAACTTACTTAATAACGCCTTTAAATCTGACCAACAAATTGTTTTAGCTTGTTTATAGGTTGGAGCCACATACCATATCTTTTTATTAATTTGACTGGCATATTTCATTATTTCAGCAATGGCTAAAAAGGTTTTGCCAAATCGCCTACCGCTTATTAATATTTTGAATCGCTGTTTTGCTTTGAATACATCTAATTGAGGTTTAGTTAAATTCAGCTTCATTAAACATTAAGAAGAATGTGTTTCAATAGTTTTACAATGATATTTAATCCCAATTTTATTATCATTAACATATTTATACCCCATTTTACTTAAAAGAATACTGGATTTTTTAAGTGCATCGCGATTACATTCATACCAACTGTCGTATATTAAAGGATATTGTTGGGGGGTTAGGCATGCCTTACCTTCTAAAAAAGTACATACCCAAATTATTAAAACAAATTTCATTCATTAGCTATAATCCCTTTCAATAATTATCTCAATACAATGAATTGCTTTTCTTAAACTTTTTTCTTTCCCTTTTAATTTGTGTCGGCAAATATATTTGATAGCTTCCCCCTCTGCCCATTCTAAATTGTTTTCTGAAATAAATTGTGCTGGTTCAATTTTAAATCCTTTGTAATGAGTGCCATCAATTTGTTTATCAAGAGAGTGGTAGGTAACCCCTTTAAATATTTCTTTATCAGTCATAAAGCTCCGCTTTTTCTTAACTGATTAACTGTATCATTCATTTTTTTAATTTGATCAAGGTAATCATTAATTCGATCAGTTTGTTTTTTATTGTCTATTTTAGTTTCTGACGTTTCTTGTTCTAATTCAGTAATTCTTAATTGCATTTTACCATTTAATTTTTGATGAGCATTCTCTTGTTCTAATAATTCAGCCATTCTATCATCACGTTCTTTAATAGTTTTTTTAGCATTAGCCAGAAATTCGCTTAATTTTTTAACTGTAATAGATAATATATTATTTTGACTTTTTAATTGTTCGTAGGTTTTTGGGCTTTCCATTA